ACTTCGTAGCCTACAGCCTCAGTTTCCCTCGCAGCAATTTGCGGAGTGCCAGTAGTGACAATCTGAACCTGAATAGCGTTACTGCGACCTTGGCCCTGCTTCTCAAAGTGAGACACAGGTAGTAGCCTGTCCATGCACATCTTAAGGCAAGCCACCTGATCCTTATCCTGATCATCCATCGCCTTACGAAGGACAGTCTCAATTACCTTTTCCCCCGAAGTGGACAGAAGACGAGCATAAAACTCTTTAATCCGTGCTGCCTCGCCTGGTGGACGACCTACAGCATTTCTTTTAATCTTGGCTTCTATGTCTGTCTTACGGGGTCTGCCTCGTTTTTTAGGGGCTACCTTCGTTTCAGACAGAGGTTCAGTGTTAGACACTAAATTCTCCTCTATATAGTTTCTAAACAGCTAGCTATTCAGAAACTAAGAATTATTATTATTAATGATTATTATTAAAATTATTACTACATCAACTTAACCGTTGACTGCACAGATCTATATAGTTACTTTTTGTTGTTTTTCTACTACAAGGAATATTATAGCATACTTTTTAGAATTTGTCAAGTCTTTTCTGCTTTGTCCTGTCCCTTTATAGCCCTGGAGAGCACATTTTACCTTACCTTTTTGTAGGTACTTCTGCATAAATACTGACTAATTCCTAAGTTATTGATTTATAAAGACAATTCTCTAGTGGGAATCTAGCCCTATTTAGTACTATTTAGGGAGTTTTTCTACTATTTAATTCCTATTTTACCTTCTGTTGTGTCTATAAGGCTCCGCACATTCTATAGTGATTGCGTAGGCCCTCCCCCCCAGTGTTGCGTAAATACCACAAAGTGATTGCATAGTGTGAAATTGTGCAGTTGTGCAGTGCGATAGAGCTTGACAAGCTGGGAGAGAGAGTGTAATGCACCATATAATCACCACCTGGGCAGCACTGTATAAAATACCAGGTAGGTTTTCATATCGTGGAACACAAACCTTAAAATACCTGGATAATAAGAGACTCAATAACACACAGGAGGCAGCACCATGAACCAGGCAGCAGCAGCACAGATTCAGGAGATCCAGGGAATGCTCAATGCTCACAGGCAGCACTGGATCACACTAGAACAGCAGGAAATTGACGTACTAATCGGAAAGCTTATAGAATTACAGGCAGTGATTTTTAACTAACCCAGGAGCTAGCACCATGAATATCATCAAAGCAATCAAGGCAGTTATCAGCAGCAAGACAGCGCTGGACAATCGGCAAGGTAGATTCTTGACAGTCTACCTGGACAACGGGCAGCGCAAGAATGGAAAAATCCTGGTCCCAGGTTACTTCACCAGCACTGTGCAGCTAGCCTATGGTCCAGTTATCAAGCTTAAGAATTCCAGTATTAGACTGGTCAGTACTGATCACGCTATAATAAAGCTGCGCTAGAATGCAAAGCATAGGGTCCTGGTATTCCAGGGTCCTAGACTGTACATTCTAACTATCAGGAGCATAGAATCATGAGCACCATTACACTAGCTGGACCAGTACGTACTAAGGCAGCAGCAATCAAGATCACAGGCAGTCTGGGGAAACCTTCGAAGATGCCTGGGTTGTCTTACGGCATCAGTGCGAAGCTTTGCAAGGTAGGCGCAAAGCTGGCCCAGGTCCCAGGCAGCACGTGCGCCGGATGCTATGCACTGAAGGCTAACTATCAGTACCCTTCGGTCCAGGCAGCGCACGCTAAACGAGCAGCTGGGCTAGATCATCCTCAATGGGTTGAGGCCATGACGTACTTAATTCGCAGCTCTGGGGAGACGTATTTTCGCTGGCACGATAGTGGAGACCTTCAAAGCTTCCAGCACTTGCTGAATATTGTCAAGGTCGCTGAAGCTTTGCCTGGTGTAAAATTCTGGCTGCCAACAAGGGAGAAGGGCCTGATTAATCAGTACATGCGAGCATTCGGCAGCTTCCCTGATAACCTGGTAGTGCGAGTATCAGCTGCAATGGTGGACCAGGCAGCGCCAGCAGGTTACCAACATACCAGCACAGTGCATGCCCAGGCAGCTGCCCAGGGTTACAGCTGCCCAGCACAGCAGCAAGGCAATAAATGCATGGATTGCAGAGCTTGCTGGGATGCTGCAGTGCAAAACGTATCATACCACCAACACTAAGTAAGGAGTCACTAACATGGACCTAGTATCAATTGCTGTATTGATCGCAGCGCTGGCAGCAGTGGCAGTTATAATGGAACCCTGGAACCTGGATTGATTGGAGAGATCATGAACCTATGGCAGAGAGTGCAGGACTTGCAGCAGCGAGTCGATAGTATCGAACAGCAGGCAGAGCTTGCTGGAGTGGAACCCTATTATTTCAATGGGCAGTATGGGAACCTGATAGACGAGCTGGCAGAGCTTCAAATTATCATATGGGAGGCAGAGTGTAATGCGTAAGACTGTGGAGCTTTATAACGTGAGAGTGGATTGCAAGCTTAACCTGACAGCAGATCACTGGCAGCTTTATAACCTGGAAGGTAGGGAAGACGAGCGAGACCAGGTGGCAGAAAAGCTTAACAGGGCCGTGGAGTCTAGACTGGCTGTAGGAAACCTGGCTGGATTGCCTGATATCCTGCACCAGTACAGCGAATGGGGAGCTAGTGACACTGAGGGATATGCTACACTAGAGCATATACTGGAATTGTGCAACGTAGACTGGAGGGCGTATATATGATTGGATTTTCAAAGGCAAACCCCAGGGAGTACCACTGGGAAAATAATGATTGCGTGGTGCGAGCTAGCAGCTTGGCAACTGGTAAAACCTATGCCGAGATGCACGCAGCTTACAAGGCAGCAGGCAGGAAGGATCGCAAAGGCACACCAGTATGCTTGATCGATAAGGTGTTGGATTACAAGCTGGGAGTCAGAGCACAGTCTAGGCGCAGCGCTAAAACCCTGGCTAGCTTCCTGGCAGAATATAACACTGGGCGCTGGGTGATGTGCAATGCACGCCATGCCTGGGCAGTGATCGATGGAGTAGTGCATGACGCTGGGCCAGTGGGAGCCAGGACCAGGGTATTGAATGCCTGGAGGGTAGACTGATGAGGGAAATACTTGAGTCAATCGGAGGGGCATTATTGTTCGTGGTGATTTTCTTTGGTAGTATCGCATTGTCGTCAATTTAAAAAGGAGCAGTGACATGAAGACTAATGATCTAAAAAAAGGTAGTATCGTGATGCTTCGCAATGGCTGGAAAGCTGAGATTGCGGATAACCTGAAGGGTAACACTCGCATGGCAACAGTGTACGGTGATTTCACAGAGATGGGCAGCGTGTATTCTCATGACATCGCACAGGTATTAATCGCAGAGCAGTGGCACGACATCGAGCACACACCAGCCCAGCTTAAGCTTCGCAAGCAGGTAGAATCGTTCGGGTTTTAATTGATCATGAGACAGCGCAACTACGTGGCAAAGCACGCACAGCGTAGTGGCGCTGGAAAACACAGAACCAAGAGGAATAACATGGCATCATATGACAAGGAAGACTGGGTGTACATCGAGCAGCACAAGGAAGCAGTGGAGTACCTGGAGGGCCGCAAGGCAGAGCTGGAGCAGTCATTAGAAGATGCGGAGCATGACGAGGCATTTATTCTATCGAACTTGATCGAGCTGCGCTGGCGCTATTCAGACTACACTGACATGCACGAAGAGCTGACCTGGCTGATCAAGCTTCACAGCAAGGCAGCTATTGAACGAGCGCTTAAGATGCTGGAAAATAAGTTTCCAAAAACCCCAGCAGAAAAGTGGGAGGTGTAATGGCTGGCTGGCTGATAGCTGCAATGGGGTTAGTGTATCTCGTGGTGAGCGCTGACCTACTGATGAAGGGGCAGCATGGCCTGGGAATTGCTTTCCTGGGTTATGCTTTGGGTAACGTAGGACTAACACTGGAGGCGATTAAATGACCTGGATCGGATTAAGTTTATTGCTTGCGATTTTATTGCTTGCGATTATATATGGCATACTATGGGACAATGACGATGAGTGACGGAGGCAAAGGGTCCAGTCCAAGACCGTACAGTGTAAGCATGGACACATACAGTCAGAACTTTGATCGTATCTTTTCGAAGCAGCGGGTATCTGGAGTACCGTATGAGGTCGATATGCCAGATGTGGTAGCAGAGCTGGAACGTGAGAACTTTATGCTTCGTGCTAGAATCCAACGACTGGAGGAAGAGCTTGAGCGATTCAGAGATGACGGTAAATAGTCCATGCATAGACATATGCAGGCTAGATGACAAGGGCCTATGCATTGGTTGTCTTCGAACTGTACTGGAGATAAGTCAATGGCCCTATTTAAATAACCACACAAAGCAGCAGGTATTGCTTGCGATTAAAGAAAGAGAAGGCGTATATGGCAAGGACTAAAAAAGTAACCAAGACTGAAGAGGTTCTAGAGAACACTGCTATTGCAGACTGTACAGAGTATGTGTCAATTGCTTTTGACAAGAACGGTAACTTGTATGGTATAACTAAGCATGGTGAGTTGTTCAAATATGAGTGGACATCACGAAAGTGGGAGGCCGTATGAGATGCCTTGCATGTGATCGAGCACTCACTGACTACGAAGCTACACGTAGAGACGCTATAACCGATGAGTTTATTGACCTGTGTAACGGCTGCTTTGCTTCAGTTTATGAGGACTTACACACTATCGAGCGGACAGATTTAGCGCACGATGAGGACATGATAGACGGAGATAGCGACAATCACTGTGGTCTTGATGGCCTTGTTGACTATTGATTGTGATTGTGTTACCCTCTCTATAGAAATACTGTACAGTAGTTGTATTATTATTATTAATAATTTTATTAATAAGTAATTAACTATATAAAGGACTGTTTAATATGGATGACCAAGCAAGATTTGAAGCAGAGACACAGCAAGAGGCGCACTACTGGTTTGTTGTCTCTGACTTTGCTGATCTGTCCCTTGATCACGGACTTGACAAAGTACTGATGGACGTGCTACAATTAATAAAGAAACGTAAACAATCTCAAAAGGACTTACTATCATGATGACAGTATCAGAGAAGCTTGAGAAGGCTAGGCAGGCTAGGGCAGCTAAGGCCCAGGCAGGCATCAAGCTAACTAAGCGCACGCCAATACAAACCTGGGAAGAAGACAAGTTAAGCCTACGCAAGAGCATCAATGCCAAGTGTTTTGACTGCTCGTGTGGTCAGACAGAAGAAGTAAAGTTGTGTCAAGTTAAAACTTGTCCGTTGTGGTTTGTACGTCCTTACCAGGAGAAGAGCAATGGCTGAACAACTAAAGGCACACCAGCCTTGTCCAGACTGTGGTAGTAGTGACGCACTTACTTACTACGACTGGGGTACTCGCTGCTTCAGTTGTGGTAAAGCTAGGCGCAACAAGGATGGTCAGGAATATAAGCAAACACTTACTAAGGTAAACACCAAATTGAGTAACGTACACGAGATGAGCTGGGAGTCAATTGCTGAACGTGGACTTACCAGGGATACTTGCCTAGATTATGGTATCGGTATTAAGAACGGTAACTACTACTTCCCTTACTACGAGGGAGACAATGTTGTTGCCTACAAGAAACGACAGATTGCTGACAAGCGCTTTAGTATTGAAGGTGATTGGCAGCGTGGTGGATTGTTCGGGCAGCAGCTCTATACCAAGGGAGGGAAGTATGTCACGATTACGGAAGGTGAGTTTGATGCTGCAGCGGCGTATCAGATGCTTGGTTCTAAGTACCCTGTGGTTTCTATTAGGAGCGGTGCAGGTAATGCAGCACAAGATGTCAAGGCAAATTATGAGTGGCTCGATTCTTTCGAGAATGTTGTCATCTGTTTTGACAATGATGATGCGGGTCGAGCTGCTGCTGCACAAGTCGCTGAGATCCTTGGAACTAAAGCCAAGATTTTTAAAGGAACCAAAGACTTTAAAGACTCCTGCGAATACCTCCAAGCGAACAAAGTAGCAGAGTTTGTTTCATTGTGGTGGCAGGCAGAGCGCTTCACACCTGACGGTATCGTAGACGGAGCTGGCCTATGGGATCTAGTGAACCAACCAGTTGAACGAGCAGACGTACAGTATCCATTCAATGGGCTGAACGAGCTTACATATGGCATCCGCACTGGAGAGATGGTAACAATCACTGCAGGATCTGGACTAGGTAAGTCACAGTTTCTACGAGAGATTGTTTATCATATCCTGAACACGTCACAAGATAATATTGGGTTGCTTTTCCTGGAAGAATCTGTTAAGCGTACTGCCAAGAGTATCATGAGCTTACACGCAAACAAACCATTACACTTACCAGACGTTGAGGTGACAGACGATGAGCTTAAACAATCTTTTGATGCTACTTTGGGTACTGGTCGTGTCTATCTTTTTGATCACTTTGGTTCTACTGCAGTTGACAACATTATCACACGTGTCCGCTTCATGGCTAAGGCTCTTGATTGCAAGTATATTTTCCTTGATCACGTTTCTATTGTTGTGTCTGCACAAGAGAATGGAGATGAGCGAAAAGCCCTTGACGAAATCATGACCAAGCTTCGCATGATTGTCCAGGAGACTGGCGTTGCCCTGTTCTGTGTGTCTCACCTTAAACGACCTGATGGTAAAGGCCACGAGGAAGGAGCAGCCACGTCACTGTCTGCACTGCGTGGGTCAGGCTCTATTGGTCAGTTATCTGACATGGTGCTAGGATTGGAGCGCAACGGTCAGGCTGAGGACATGCAGGAGCGCCACACTACCAAGGTTCGTGTACTTAAGAACCGCTTTGCTGGTTTAACTGGTCCTGCTTGTGGCTTGTACTATGACCGAATCACTGGTCGTATGTCAGAGGTTGCACAAGAAGTACTTTAATGGTATAATATATAGCATGAGACTAGCAATTGATATCGAAACTAATCTTAAGCACGACACTATTTGGTGTTGTTGCACTTATAATCTGGATACTAAGGAAGTAAAGTCATGGACAGAACCACAAAGCTTTCGAGAGTTTATAAAGAAAGCTACTCTGATCGTAGCTCACAACGGGATCGGCTTCGACTTTCCAGTACTGAACAAAGTCTGGAAGACTACGATTCGGACGAGCCAAGTACAGGATACACTGGTTATGTCAAGACTATCAAACCCAACAAGGGAGGGAGGACACAGCCTAGCAAATCTAGCAAAGCTCGTAAACAGAACCAAGAAGGAATACGAAGATTTCGAGGGCGGCCTAACTCCTGAGATGGTTGAGTACTGCAAGGAAGATGTAACTATATGTGGACAATTGTATCTGTATTTGTTACAAGAGCTGAAAGGATTCTCTGAGCAGTCTATCAAGCTAGAGCATGACGTTGCGGCTATTGTTTCAAGGCAAGAGAAGCATGGGTTTAAACTCGATACAGTTAAGGCGCAGTGTTTGCTTGGACAATGGAAACGTAAGCTGTCTGACATTGAGGAAAACCTACAGTCTGTGTTCCCGCCTATAATTACGCATCGGTTTAGTGAGAAGACTGGAAAGCAATTGAAGGATGACGTGGAGGTATTCAATCCTGGATCTCGTCAGCAGATTGCAAAGCGCTTGATGGAGCGAGGATGGGAACCAGTTAAGCATACTGAGAAAGGAGCTGTGATTGTTGACGAATCAGTACTTGAAGGAGTTAATATTCCAGAAGCAAAGCTCATCGCAGAATACTTACTCATTCAAAAACGGGTGGCTCAGGTTGAGTCCTGGCTTGAGTTTGTATCTGACGAGCACAGGGTTCACGGTAAGGTCATCACCAACGGAGCAGTCACGGGCAGGATGACACATCATAGTCCTAACATGGCGCAGGTGCCAAGCAGCAGTAGTCCCTGGGGCCACGAGTGTCGTGATTGCTGGACAGTGGACGAAGGTAAGGTTTTAGTCGGTGCTGATGCATCCAGTTTAGAGTTGCGGATGTTGGCACATTACATGAAAGATGAAGACTATGCGAAAGAAATTGTCGATGGGGATATCCATACAAAGAACCAAACCGCAGCAGGACTGGACACGAGGGCGCAAGCCAAGACTTTTATCTATGCCCTGCTCTATGGTGCGGGGCCTGCCAAGATCGGGAAAATTGTTGGAGGTTCGGCAACGGACGGTAAGGCGCTCATCGATACTTTTCTTCGCAACACTCCAGCGCTCAAAGTACTTAGAGAAAAGGTTGAGCGTATCGGCTCTCAAGGGACGCTTCCAGGTCTTGACGGTAGGCAGTTACAGGTTCGCTCCGCACACGCAGCACTTAACACACTCTTGCAAAGCGCTGGTGCGATAGTGATGAAGCAGGGGTTAGTTATATTAGATTCTAAACTACGCAAACTATCACTCAATGCACAGTTTGTAGCTAACGTACATGATGAGTGGCAATTAGAATGCAGTGAGGAGGATGCAGA